CGACGATCCGCTTGAAAAACATGTTTTCGTCGAGGTTCATGGCGCGTCCAATCCGGCCACCAGGGACCAGGCCGAGTCGCCCATCCACACGTTGTTCGCTGCCCACGTCGAGGTCTGGCGGACAAAGCGGCCCTTCTGGTCCGGGCCGTAGGTGATCGCGATCTGGTTGCCGTCGGTGTCGTACTTCGGTTTGCAGGGCAGCGAGCCGAGGTCGAACATCACCTGGCCGGTGGACTCGGTGATGAGGCCAGCGCCAGCGGCCGGGGCCGTCCGGTCGGCGTAGGTGCCGTCGGAGAGTCGCACCAGTGCGCGGGCTTTGCCGTCGCCAATGCCGAAAGTGATTTTGTCGGGGAATTCGTCTGCCATGGTGCGCCTCGCTGGTGGTGGAGGGTTAGCGGGAGGGCAGACGGATTTTACCTTGGGAAACGCGGAGGAATCTAGCGAATTGTCACTCCACCGGCCATCCATCCAGACCGATCTGCACCTTGGGCCGATAGGTGCGCCCGTTCTCGTGTGCGGTCTTGGCGAGGTGGTGGGGGTGGCAGATCGTTTGCAAGTTCTTGGGGTCGTCGATCTGGTCATCACGCCACCCCATCTGTCCGGCCTTCGCTTTGCTGACGATGTGGTCCACCTCGCGGCCTGCTGTAACCCGCCCTTCGGCCTTGCACACCTGGCACATGCCCGTGTCGCGGGCCAGCACCTCGGCCCGGACCTTCTCCCATGCATTTCCATAGCCACGGTTGTGGCGACTTTCCTTTGACCAGGCCATGTTCTGTTGTCCTTGTAAAAATTTACGTCTTGATGTTCTGTTTGTTTTATTTTGCAACTTGAGGTGCTTGACTCTTGACTTGACACCCTGTCTTCTAGACAGGGGTTAGTCAAAGTCAAAAGTCAAACAGCTAACCTGACCTTTGACTTTTGACTTTGACCTAATAAAACACGTCAAAAGTCAAGTCAAGTGTAATTATTCGCACGCAGTTTTCGGCAAACTAAGTACGCCTTGGATCTCGATCACCTCGCCTCGATCGATCATCTTGCGCAATGGGCGGGTGATAAGGGCCTTCCAGCTGGCACTTTCAACGCCGGTTGCCGGCAGTGGGGTGATGGCCCTGACGTCATCACAAAAGGTATCCATCTCGACTTCGCCCGACAGGTAGGTGGCCAACTGCTCCAGTATCCGGGCTTCTACCTTGCTCGCCTTGGACTTCGGTTTGTCGGAGTCCGGCGCCGAATCGGCCAGGTGCTCGACCACGCACGAGGTGATGTCCTCGCCGTCCTCGTCCTCCCCCAAAGGCACCGTATGCAACTGGAAGCCGAACTGCTTGCCGTCCTCGCCGTCCTTCTGCTTGGTGACCTTGGCGCCGCGTGTCTTGGTGTTGCTGGTGACCTGGATCTCGGTGTCCACCGCTGCACGTAGCGCGGAGCTGCCGCGCGCGCCGGCGGCGTCGTCCTTACCGCTGTGGTGGACGAGGATGACGGTGGCCTTTGTCCTGCTCTGGATCTTCGCGCACTGGGCCACCACTTCGCCCACGTCCTTGGCATCGTTCTCGTTGCCGCCGACCATTACGCGAGCGTAGGTGTCCATGACGATGAAGGAGATAGGTCCGAAGGCTTTCAGGTCTTCGATGAGCTCGTCCACCTGCAACTTGTCGCGGAGGTTCGGCGCATTGGCGATAAGCCCCATACCCAGCTCGGACGGGGCCACGTCGTGCTGCTCGCAATACGCCTCCAGCCGATTGCGAAAGCCCCCAGCGCCCTCGGCCACTACGTACACTCCACGGCCCTGCACCACCCGCGCACCGCGCCACGGCAGGCCGCGCGCAATGGCCGCGCACATATCGAAGGTGAAGAACGATTTTCCCGATCCGCTGGCGCCGTAGACCATCACGAGGCTTTTCTGTGGCAGCACGCCTTTGATCAACCACTTGGGCGCCGGCCGTCGCAAGAACTGCTCGGGGGTCTGCGGGGCGAACCGGCGCGACTTGATCGGCGCCAGGTCGCGGCCGACTACTTCGGCGTCTGGATCGGGCCCGAGATCGTCGAACTCGTCCGAGCCGGCCACCGCCTGCGGCTCGCCGACGGACATCTCGGGCGTGCCCCCGCCGAGCAAATCCTCCAGCGTCGGTTCGCTTTCCGGCTCGGCGTCATCGTCAAGATCCATATCGTCAAAAGACAGATTCAGATCGTCGCGGATCGCCTTGGCCTTGGCCTCGCCAGCGCCGGCACTGTGTTTCCACAAGTAGCGCAACGCCTTATCGTAATCCTGGCCGCGATGGTTGAGGGCGATCTCCAACGCGAACTCGTTCGATTCCAAAAGCGAAAAAATCTCTTGCCGATTGCACCCCGAGCGGCCGAGCTCAACAGCCACCCTAAACAGCACGCGCGAATTGTCCGTCGTACCCACCGGCGCGCCTTCCGCAAAGAAGTTTGCCACGTTGGGGGTGAGCTCCAAGTCGGACAAATCCGGCATGTCCATGGCGGAAAGAAGCGGCGGCAGGTGCAAATCCAGCACGTCGGCGCTTTGCAGCTTCTTCCGGTACTTCGCCACCAGAACGTCGACCGAGCCCGCGCGCGGCGCCCGCACGTCTTTCGGCGCGCCGTCTATGTACTGCCCGGTGATGGTGACGAACCGGGCCTTAACGCCGCCATATATCTCCACGCCCTCATCGATATTGATGCAGTCGCGGGCCAGGGAATACTCGGCCACGGCGCGCAACCCGGTGCCGGACGGCGACACCTCGGCATATGTGTCCAGCTGGGCGAGCACCTCAGCGGCCCACGGTTCGATTACGCCGGTCAGCGGGTCGCGGCAATGGTCGAGGTCGACGCCGACGAAGCGGCCGGGCTCGAAGGCGTCGGCGGCGGAGCCCTCGGTCTTGTCGCCGGTCAGCACATAGCCCACGCCGGCGAACTTGTCCGGCGCGGCCAGGTAAGCGGCCATGGCGGCATCGAACGAAGTCCACCCGCGCGTCGAGTTATTGGCCAGCTTGAAAGCAGGACGATCGGCGCGATACGGGATCTTCCCGTACTTGCCTTGGCCGCCGAGCGCTTTGGGGTTCCAGACGGCGGCCCACGGCGCCCAGCGGCGTTCGGCTTTCAGCGCGGCCGGAATATTTTCAGGGATTACGGGCAGGATCGGCGGCAGTTGGGCGGGCGTGGTCATCATGCGCCGCCTTTCTCGCCGAACTCGAAGCGGGCACCGCGCGCCGCGTACAGCGCATCCTGAAACGGGCCGGGTCGGGGGGTAGCGCCGCGCGCGGCATGATCAGCGTTATAGGGGGCACTGTGCAGCGCGAAGCCCTCTTGGTCGTGGTCAGGTGACAGCCAGCCAAACCCAAGAACCACACGCCACTCGTCGGAGGGTCCGAAATAAGCATGGGCCGGGCATTCCAGCACCGTGGCGCCGTCGTCGCGGCTGTAGAAGATGACGCCGTTGCGATCCGGCATGCCCTCGGTACAGTAGACCGGATACCCGGAGTGCTGCACCAGGCGCCGCGCCTTCTCGCGGGTCACATCGTCGATGCTGTCGGGCTTGACCTCGACCCACATTTTCCAGTCAGGCAACCAGAAGTCCGGGAGGTAGCGCAGCCCATTGCCCAGCTCGAACCCCTCGGGTTCATAGGACCATTTGATTTTCAGGTGATCGAAGAATTTTGCCCAGCGGGCTTCCAGGCGGGAGCGGAAATTGTAGCCTTGATAGCGCGTAGTGATGGCGCGCAGCGGATTGCTCTTTTGCATACGTTTCTTTCTGAGTAAGTACAGCGTCGGGGAGAGTATTCGGAAAATTCCGAACTGCCCCAAGCATACCCCACCACCCCAAGCGAGCGCAACAAAAGAAAAAGCCCGCACGTGGCGGGCTTGGGTTTCGGTCAAGCCTCCTCGACCCCCATCTCCTGGGCCATCTTGAGCAGCTTATTGGCCAGCACCACCAGCTCTCGCGCCGGGGTGCCGGGCGGCACGGCCACGTCGATGTGGCGCGTCTTGACGTGCTGGACATCGGGATTGTCGGCGGCCCGCCGGCGCTGCGCCCGGCTCGATCCCGTTGGCGCGGGAACGGCGGCCGGCGGGGCGGCGGCGGCGGGTGCGGCACCCACATAGACGCCGACGGCGTCCATGGTGTCGAGCCGCAGCGGGGCCAGGAACTCCACCAGCGCGGCGATGGCGCCGGCCGGGGCCAGGCTCCCGACCGTCTTGCCAACGCGGCGCGCACCGATCTTGTCGAACAACGCGGCCGAGCGGCCAATGCGCCGCATCACGGTCTGGTAGGCTGGATCTTCGTGGTTGAGGCATGGCCGGCCGGCGTCGGAGTAGACACCGCGCAGCTCGCGTCGGGCGTCGAGCGACGCGCCGCCGAGGGTGTGGAAGACGAACAGGGACACGGCCAGTTCGGCCTGGAGTGCCTTGGAGGACAGTGCGAACGCGCCGGACAACGCTTTGACGCAGGCGGTGAAATCGTGGGAGGGGGTGGACATGATGGGACTCCTTCTCAAAAGTGATAAATCGGAGTTCCATCATGCGCCGGCGCGCGGCCGGCGGTTTGATGATTGTCAGGTGGGCGGGGGACGGATATCAAGGATTAGATCAGGTCGCCGAGGTATTCCACCTGGGCACGGCCCTCCGCGATGTCGGCGTACTCGGGCGTCAGCTCGATGCCCGTCATGACGAAACCCTCTTGCAGGCCGGCCACGATGGTGGAGCCGCTGCCGGCGAAGATATCGAGTGACCGGCCGCCGGGCGGCGTCACCAGGCGCAGGAGGTAGCGCATCAGCGCCAGCGGCTTGACCGTCGGGTGGGTGTTGCCAGGTCCGCGATCCGACTTGCTGGCCTTGGCACAATAGAAGAAGCGGGCGGCGCTACCCGTGCCGGCGTCGCGCAGTTCGCCCGGCTCATCGGCCATACCCCAGTTTTCTCCGTCGCGTTCGCCGCGCTTAAGCGTGCGAGCCTGCCCACTGCCGTTAGAGTCCGGGAACGCAGCCAGCACCTCGTCGCTGCCGTCGTGGATCAGGTTAGCGGGCCAGCGGCCTTCCGGTTGTACGAACTCACCAGCAGGGCGCGCACCGGGGGCGGACATGCCCAATGCTGCACCCGTACGCTCATCCCCCGGCATCGGGGCGGCCTTACCTCCAGCGGAGTAGGTTCCCCCGTTCAGGTTGTCGCTCGTCTCCACCCTGCAGCCGTCGATATTCAGCGCCCCCGTACCATGCGCCAGCACGTTGGCCGCGACGGTGCCAATCAGCGGCTTGCGCGCCACGCAGATCGGTTCATGCGCCGGTTTCAGGGCGGTGCCCCAGCCTTCCCACTGGCGGGCGGCGTCGGACCCCGCCCCTGTGATGGCGAGATGGGTAACCCCCCGGTCATTTTCTTGACCTGGTGCTACTGCCAGTTTGGTGCCGGGCTTGATGCCCAGCACTTCGCGCTCGTACTGCACACGCTCTACCCGCTCTTTCCATTTTTCATCGAGGCCGAGCAACGGCTGTAAGATCGCCCATTGCTCGACGGTCGGGAAGCCGTAGCCGTTGGCCCAATTCACTGAGCTGCCGCCATGGTTGACTTCACCGAACCATCCACCGGCTGCGCAGATCTTGGAATGGGTTAGCCCCAGCGCTTTACGGCGCGCTTCGTAGTGCTCGGCGAATTCAGCGAACGGTGCCTGCCCTGGCGGACCGGCCTTGTCAATGGCCTTGCTCACGTCCAGCGACTTGGGGAAGCCCGAGCCGTACACCCACATGATCTGGTCGCGCACCTCGAAACCGGCGTCCTCGATAGCGCACGTCATGCGGTGGTAGGTGCGCGAGCCGGAGAACGCCAACAGGTGGCCGCCCGGTTTCAGGACGCGCAGCGCTTCGCGCCATATGGCGACGTTGTTCGCGATACCGGTGGCGTCCCAGGCTTTGCCCATGAAGCCGAGCTCATACGGCGGGTCCGTGACGATGCTGTCAAAGGAGGAATCAGGGAGGGTGCGCAGCACCGCGAGGCAGTCGCCCCGGAGGATCTCGTAGCTCATTTCGCCACCGCCGCGCAAGGCCCATCATGCCCAGCGGCGCGCGTGCAGCGCCAACCGGGTGGCGGAAGGGTGCAGCCCACCGCGAACATAGCCTTGAGCTGATTTTCGGCCCGAGCGTGATCTGGCGGTCCGTTACGGTGGATGGAGTCGCGCAAGGCACGACGCCGCACGATGCCGGCCCAGTTGTCCGCCGCCTCCAACAGTTCCAAGATCTTGCGCGGGCGCACCAGCGCCAGCAGGGCGAAGGCGATGAACAGGCCGAATAGTTTAATTCGCATCATGGGTTTTCTCCTGGATAGTTTTGTACTCGGCACGCAGCTGGTTATCGTGCTGCTCGTCAAACGGCTTGAAACCGCGACTGCACCGGCATTCCGTCATGTACCGTTCGGCGGCGGCTTCAACCCCTTCTCCCGGCACCACGGGCAGTTTGCCGGTCAGTATGCACAAACAGCCCTTCTCAAAATAATCTTTAGTGTCTTCGGCTTTCATTTCGCCACGCCCTCTCGATGGGTGGAGTAGGGTACTCCGGGGACCACGAAAGTATTGCCATCGCCGGCCCCTACTGGAATGCGCTTCTCAGGGTTGGCCAACATGACTTCGATGATCGCCTGCGCGAGATTGCGCAGCTTCACGCCAGCGAAACCGTCGATCACGAAATTGGAATTCGGGGCGAGGGCGTTGGCCCGCTTCATCACCTCGGAAACGAGGCGTTCAACTTCTGGCTGTTGTGCGGTGGTCATGTCTATCTCCAAAGTAATTTCAAACGCGACGCCTTGACGTCAGGGTGGATGCGGCCGGCGCAGATAGCGCGCACGGTGTTGGGGTGGAGCAAGGTGCCGTATCGCTCGATGCACTGGGCGATCGACAGCAGGCCGACTTCATAGTCCCAGCGCACAGCGGCCACCAGGCGCGCCGGGGTGGGGTTGCCGGCCGTGCGCGGCGGGATCAGCCGGGGGATGACGAGAGGGGGCTGGGTGGTCATGGCGCGCGCCTGTTCCATGCCGCGATTGCCTCAGCCAGAGTCGCGCGATAGCCGCCACTGGCCCCACAGCCCCGATTAGTAAAATCGCAGATCACCGCGCAAGAGTCGGCGTCACCCTCACCGAAAAAGGTGTTTTCTTCGGAATCCCAAGTTACTCGGCCCGACTTCGCCGCACCACAGAACGGGCACGGTTTAAGCTCAACAGGCGCGGCGCTCACAGATCACCCCCGACGCCCATCGAGCTGCGCACCTTCGGCGACACCAGGTCGTTGCGCGGGATGCCGAATTGCATTTCGATCTCCTTGGCGCGCGCCAGCGGCACGTAGCCCTGGCGCAGCCACTGGCCCACGGCCTGGCGGGTGACGCCCAGCGCCACGGCCAGCTTGTTCCAGCTGCCGGCCTTCTCGACGGCCTTGTCCACCGCGCTGGTGGCGCGGGGCACTGGTTCGTCAGCGGCGAGCCATTCCTTGAGCTGGGCCTTCGTGGCATGGACGGACTTGATAAAGGGGCCGATGCCGCCGATGTGGGCGATGGCCATCTGCAGGCCGGTTTGTTTCTTGGTCATGGTGTTTTCCAGGTGATGCCCGCCGGCGGGCGGTGGTTTAGTCGTTCCAGAAGAAGCAGGTCAGCGAGCGTGCGGCTTGATCGATCCCGTCGATATCCTGGTCGATCAAGAAGCCGTAGTCGTCCATCAAACCGGTGCCAGCCCAAAAAGTATTGTTCATGATCTTGCTCCTGTCTCAGCAGCACACAATGCGCCGCCCATGAGTAGAACTATATACGCAAGCAGCGCTTTACGCAAGTAATAAATATTCGCAAGAAATTGCTTGCGTATCGTAAATCCTTGTGTAATGATTCTCCCTGTCGATTCGGACAAACCTCACAACCCACTAGGAATAACCTTATGAGCATCGAACAAACCCTGCAGAACATCGCCGACGCGCTGCTGAAAGTAGCCGAGGCCAACCACGCCATCGCCGCAGCCAGCCTGAAAACCGAGGAAAGCTATCGCGCTTCGATCGGCGCCTACGCCGCAGCGACGGCGAACAGTGGCGCGCCGCTGACCACCGACACCATCGAGGCGGACGTCGCCAAGGTGGAAACCGACGCCAAGGCCGAGCAGAAGAAGGTCATGGCCGCCGTCGAAGCCGACCGCAAGCCGACCAGCGCCAAGGAAGCCGTGGCCGATGCGCTGGCCCGCGCCAAGGCCGAGAAGGAAGCCGCCGCGCCGGTCGTCGAGGAAGACGACCCGCTGGCCGACTCCACCCCGCTGGACTACGAGAAGGACGTCAAGCCTAAGCTGGTCCAGGTGGGCAAGAACAAGCAGGAAATGGTCGACCTCCTGGCCTCGTTCGGCGTCGGCAAGGAGCTGACCTACGCCAAGGCCGACATGCTGCCGGCGGACAAGTTCGGCGCCGTCGTCGCCGCCTGTGACAAGATCCTGGCCGCGCGGGGCTGATCGTGTGGGCGGATATTGCGGGCTACGAGGGCCGCTACCAGGTTGACCGGGCAGGCCAAGTGCGGAACGTCAAGACCGGCCGTATTTTAAAGGCCCATGTGTTTCGCAACCACTACGTAGGCATCATTCTGGGTAGGGGCAGCAAGACGCACTTGGTGCACCGACTGGTGGCTACGGCTTTCATACCCGGCGATACGTCGCTGCAGGTCAACCACAAGAACGGCAACCGTGGCGACAACCGAGCGGAAAATCTGGAGTGGCTTTCTTGCTCAGATAATCATCGGCACAGCTACCGCGAGCTGAAGCGTAAAAAGCATTGCCTTACTAAAACTGTTTTACTTTCAAAAGGGGATTCGACCATGCAATTCGATTCCGTAGTATTGGCTGCTAAAGCACTGGGCGTGGTGCCCGGTTCGGTAGCATCGGCCGAGAACAAAAGCCACCGGTGCCGTGGCTGGGTGGTGTCCTATGTCTGAGCATGCCAAGCTGTCGCCCTCCGGCGCCCACCGCTGGATCGCTTGTGCCGGATCTCTCGCGATGGAATCGGGCATCGAAGACAAGGGAAGTGATTTTGCCGAAGAGGGGACGCTGGCCCACGATCTGGCGGCGCGCTGCCTCAAAGGTGAGCATGATGCCGCGTTCTTCGTAAGCTCCACCACCGGGCTGATGTACGAGTACGAAGACCACGGTGAAAAGAAGAAAGCGCACATCACCTCGGACATGGCCCGCGAAGTCCAAAAGTATCTCGACCAGGTCCGCAGGGACGCCGAAGGCATGGAGATGCACGTCGAGCAGCGTCTGCCGATTTTCGGCGGTGCGATACCAGGGCAGTTCGGCACAAGCGACGTCGTTTTGTTGTCCGATACTGTGCTGCACGCGGCAGATTTAAAATTTGGAAGGGGCGTTCAAGTCTACGCCGAGGAAAACGAGCAGCTGATGCTCTACGCCCTCGGCGCGCTGGACGAGTTCGACTTGCTCGGGACGATCGAGACGGTGCGTATGTCCGTGTACCAGCCACGATTGAACCACTTCGACACGTGGTCGTGCACCGTCGAGCACCTGCGGGCATTCGAGCAACGGGCGATCGCCGCCGGCCAGGTAGCCTTGGCGTGGGCCGAAGACCCCGCCGATTCGAACCTGGCCCACGCACTGGCCCCCGGCCCCGACCAGTGCCGATTCTGCAAGGCCAAGGCGACTTGCCCGGCGCTGCGCGATCAGGTGCTGGCGACGGTGGCGGGCGACTTCGAGATCCTCCCGGAGATCGCCATCGCGGGCGAGACGCAGGGCGCCGAAATGCCCCCGGTCGTGGATTGCCTTGTCGCACTGGGCAAAGGCGAGATCGCGGTGTCCATCATCGACGCCGAGAAGATCATCGCGGCGGCGCACGGGGTAGCGCCGGGCAAGGTGGACCTGGAGTACGACTTAGCCGGGGGAGGCCCCCCTTCGTTCATCGTCAAGAAGCCCACCCTGCGCCCGGCGCTGGAGAATCCCGAGGCGCGACTGACCAGCGCCAGCGACGAGCAGCTCGGCCTCTTGGGCGAGGCCATCGACTTGGTGGAGGGCTGGGCCAAGGCGGTGCGCGCTGAGCTGGAGCGGCGCATGCTGGCCGGCGGCGAGGTGCCCGGATTCAAGCTGGTCAAGGGCCGCGAGGGCATCCGCAAGTTCTCGGACGCCGCCGAGGCCGAGAAGATGATGAAGTCGATGCGCCTGAAGCAAGACGTGATGTACGACTGGACGCTGATCAGCCCGACCACGGCCGAGAAGCTGTACGCCGACGGCATCATCGGCAAGAAGCAATGGCCGAAGTTGCAGGCGCTCATCACCCGCAGCGAGGGCGGCCTGTCCGTGGCGCCAGCGGCCGACAAACGACCAGCGGTGGTTATCACCCCGGTGGCCGACGATTTTGAAGCACTGCCCGACGCGGACGACCTGTCCGATTTACTCTAAACTGTTTATACCATTACGAAAGAACACCATGAAAATCAAACTGCAAAACGTCCGCCTGTCCTTCCCTGGCCTGTTCAAGGCCGAAGCTTTCAAGCCGGGCGACGACCCGAAATACAAGGCCACCTTCCTGATCGAGAAGGGCAGCGACCAGCACAAGGCCATCGAAGCCGCCATCCTGGAGACGGTGAAGATCAAATTCGGCGCCAAGGATGCCGAGAAGATCATCGCCAATATCCGCAGCAACGCGAACAAGTTCTGCTACCAAGACGGCGACACCAAAACCTATGATGGCTACGAAGGCATGATGGCGCTGTCGGCGAAGAACGGTGTCCGCCCGCTGGTCATCGACCGTGACCGCACCCCGCTGGCCGAGCAGGACGGCAAGCCATACGCGGGTTGCTACGTCAACGCATCGGTGGAGTTCTTCGCTTACGACAATACCGGCAAGGGCGTCTCGGCCAGCCTGGGCGGCGTCCAGTTCGTCAAGGACGGCGACGCGTTCGCCGGCGGCAAGGCCGCATCAGAAGACGACTTCGACGCGCTGGACGGCGCCGACGCCGACAGCATGATCTAAACCCACCGCCCGGCTCGCGCCGGGCGTTTTCCACCTCCCAAGGGGATAATCGTCATGTCTAAAGCATACAAACCGCCCGGAACGAAGCCAGAGGAACCGGGCATCTACGATACAACAGAACCGCACGATCCCACCCCGACGTATCAGCGCTGGGATGGAAAAGCTTGGAGTTGGTGCGCGCCAGACATTCGCTCCGCGCGTACCGCGTTTGCTAATGGCGCTTTCCAAAATCCACCTTGGCGCGAAATAGAGCAAGAATGACCACCTACTCGATCCGCTGCCGCCACAACGCATGCCGTCACCGCCGCGTGTCGCGCACCCACCCCGACGACTACAAGGTCACCCCGGCGTGCGAGGCGTGCGGCCAGCGCAAGGGCTGGCGGATCGAGCAGCGGGCCTACAACAAGCGCGGGCTGTGCCACTGCACTGGCCCGCTGGGGCGGAACAACGAGCCGTTCCCGCACCGTATCACCCACCCGTCGTGCGACCAACACCCGCGCGGCATTTACAACCAGGCGCGCGCCCGTGGCGTTGCCCACGAAGATATCCCGGAGGAATTTTGGCCAAAGTAAAAACGCCCGCCGGATCGTTCGGCGCCCGCGCCTGCCGCACGCTGCGGGTGCGCTTGATGGAAGGCGGACGGGAGGCGTTGCCTCCCTCATTCGCGGCGTCGAACTGGATTTGCCAGCGCATCCTGGCCACGGTGCCGTGGGCAGACTTCAACGAGATCCGCAAGATCTACCACGAGGCCGACCGGCTGACGATCGCCACCGGCATCAAGCACAACGTCGACCACATCATCCCGCTGCACCACCCACGGGTCAGCGGCTTGCATGTACATTTCAATCTGCGGGCGATCCCCGCCGGCCCGAACATGAGCAAGGGTAACCACTGGTGCCCCGAGCAGTTGGAAATGTTCGACGGCCCCGAACAATTGAGGCTTCTATGAAAACTAGTAAAACCTGGGCTTTCATCCACAACCTGATCGCGCACCCGCTGCTGGCACTCACCGGCGGCGCGCGCTGGGCAGATCGGTTCCACGATTACACCGCCGGAAAAGCTTGGCCAAGATCATGACCTACTACGACGACCACGAGGACAAGCACCTCGGCACCAGCCGGCGCCGGTTCTTCGGCAACCGCAGCCCGAAGAAGCAGGCCGAGGTGCGACAGGCTGACCGGCGCGCGATGCACGTGCCGCCCGAAGCCTATCTCGATCGCAAGGCGCTGAAGGCGGCGCCGGGTAGCACACTGGCCCGCGCCCGGATCGATGCCCATGGCGCGTTCGACCCGCTGTGGCAGTCCGGCGCCATGTCGCGCCGCTCGGCCTACGACTGGCTGGCGATCCAGTTGCACCTGCCGGTGTCCGCCTGCCACATGGTGCTGTTCGACGTGGCCATGTGCCAGCGCGTGGTGGCCGTCTGCGCCGCCAGCGACGTGTGCCGCGCTGCTGTTGCGAAGTGCGGCCCTATCAACGATTTTGAGGATTTGACGAAATGACCGAACAGTGGAAAGACATCGCGGGCTTCGAGGGCCGCTATCAGGTGAGCGACCAAGGCCGGGTGAAGGCGCTGTCGTTTATGCAGCGCTGGCGCCATGGCCTGCGCCGCGTGCGTGAGCGCATCATCGCGCAGCAGACGATTAACAGTGGCTATCAGGTGGTGCACATGCACCTGGGTAACAAGGCGTTTGCCAAGACCGTGCACCGGCTGGTGGCGCTCACCTTCCACCCCGGCGCCGATCCGAAACTCGACGTCAACCATATCGACGGAAATAAAAAGAACAACGCCGCCACGAATTTGGAATGGCTCGGCCGTACCGCGAACCACGATCACGCGGTGCGTCTTGGCTTGAACACGGGCGCCATTCGCGTGCGCGGCGTTCCGGTCGCTGGCGGGCCGGTGGTCGAGTACCCATCCATGGCGCAGGCGGCGCTGCAGCTGATTGGCCGCCGTAGCCCCAGTGCGATTAGCGCGTGCATCCGGGGCGCGCAACGCACCGCGTACGGGTACACATGGAGCAAGATATGAAACTGAGTTTTCATGACCTCGAAACATTTTCCGAGGTGCCGATCCGTCACGGCGCTTGGGCCTATGCCGAAGGCGCCGAGGTGCTGCTGTGGGCCTACGCGCTGGAAGACGGCCCCGTCAAGGTATGGGACTTGACCAGTGGAGAGCCGATGCCCGACGACCTCGCGGCGATACTCGTCGACGACGAGATCACCACCGTGTGGCACAACGGCTCCATGTTCGACACCACCATCCTGGCGGTGGGGCTGGGTATCGACATTCCACTGGCGCGCCTGCACGACACTATGGTCCAAGCGCTGCAGCACAGTTTGCCGGGTTCGCTAGGGGCGCTCTGCGAAGTGCTGGGCGTGCCGAGCGACAAGGCCAAGGACAAGGCCGGCAAGGAATTGATCCGCCTGTTTTGCATTCCGCCGGCCGGCAACCTCAAGCGCGGACGCGCCACCGCTGCCACGCACCCGGCCGAGTGGGCGCGCTTCAAGGATTACGCCTCGCTCGATATCGTCGCCATGCGCGAGTGCTACAAGCGCATGCCGAAATGGAATTGCACCTTGATCGGCGAGCGCGCGGTATTCCACGTCGACCAGACGATCAACCGGCGCGGCATGTGCATGGATATCGATTTGGCGCGCGCGGCTGTCGCGGCGGTGGACGTCGCCCAGGTGGCGCTGCGCGAGCAGACGTTCGATATGACGTCCGGCGAGGTGGAGAGCGCGACGAAGCGCGACGCCATGATGCTGCATATTCTGACCGAGTACGGCGTCGATCTGCCCGATATGCAGAAGTCTACCCTGGAGCGCCGCATCGCCGACCCCGAGCTGCCCGAGGGCTTGCGCGAACTGCTGCGCATCCGACTGCAGGCGACCACCACCAGCACCAGCAAGTACACGGCGCTGATGAACTGCGTGAGCAGCGACGGCCGGCTGCGGGGAACGAAGCAATACTGCGGCGCCGCGCGCACCGGTCGCTGGGCGGGGCGGCTATTCCAGCCGGATAATCTACCTCGACCAACCATGAAGAACCCGGACATTGAATTGGGCATCGAGGCGCTGAAAGCCGGCATTGCCGATCTGCTCTACAACAACGTGATGCAGTTGACGAGCAACGCCATTCGCGGCTGCATCACCGCCCCGCCCGGCAAGAAGCTGGTGGTGGCCGATTTGTCCAACATCGAAGGCCGGGTGCTGGCGTGGCTGGCCGGGGAAACGTGGAAGCTCAAGGCGTTCCGCGACTACGACGCCGGCACCGGCTTGGACCTGTACATTTTGTCCTACGCCAAGTCGTTCGGGGTCGATCCGAAAACTGTTACTAAAAATGATAGACAAAAAGGCAAGGTTCAAGAACTCGCCCTGGGGTACGAGGGCGGGGTGGGCGCCTTCGTCACCTTCGCCGCCGGCTACGGCATCGATCTGGAAGAACTGGCCAACAGCGCGCAAAGCTCGATCCCCGGCAACGTGTGGGGGCAGGCCAACATCATGCTCGCTTGGCACCGCCAGCAGGGCCGCGAACCGGCCGAGGGGCTGGGCCTGTCCGATAAAGCTTGGCTGGTCTGCGAGTCCTTGAAGCTCGGCTGGCGCGACGCCCATGCCAACGTGGTGCAGTTGTGGCGCGACGTCGACGCGGCGGTGCGCGAGGCCATCAGCACGCCGAGCACCACCGTGCAGGTGCGCATGCTCAAGATCCGCCGCGATGGCGCGTGGTTGCGCATCGTGCTGCCTTCGGGCCGTGCGCTCTGCTATCCGGCGCCGAAGCTGGAAGCCGAGAAGAAAAAGCGCAACTTCGAGGTAGATTCCGCCGGCGAGTGCGCGGCATGCGGCGGCACCCACACGGTGCTGGTCGGCGGCTGGCAAGGCGAGGAACCGCCGGGCGTGGCGCACCTCGAAGCGTGCTCCGCATGCCAAGGCCAGGAGCCGACGCGCGAGGGTGGCCGGACGAAAATCACCTACGCGGGCGTGAATCAGTACAGTCGGAAGTGGGGCCGGATCGATACATATTCTGGAAAAATTGTCGAAAATATAACGCAAGCAGTTGCGCGTGACGTGATGGCGTCCAGCATGGTGGCGATCGAAAAGGCCGGCTACGCCATCGTGCTGACCATTCACGACGAGATCCTGGCCGAGGCGCCAGACGAGCCGCAGTACAATGCCGAGCACTTGGCCGAGCTGATGGCCGAGGCGCCGGACTGGGCCGAGGGATTGCCGCTGGCCGCCGCCGGCTTCGAGTCGTATCGATACCGGAAAGACTGATGCGACCCGGCGGCGCCGGACATGCCGCTGGCCGCCGCCGGCTTCGAGTCGTACCGCTACAAGAAATAACTTGCACAAGTAAATACTTGCGTGTATAGTTCTTTACATACCAACCGAACCGGAGATTAAAATGAACGCAGCCGCCATCCAAGAAATGATGAATAACTGGGAAAAGATCGAATCGAACGTACGCGCTGCACTTCCTAGCGCCACCGCCGAACAGGTCTATCAGTTGACGGCGGCAGCGATGAATAAATCGCTTGGTACGTAGTTACTAGCGCCCTCCCGGGCGCATATGGAGCGGCCCTGAATAGGGGTTCAACTAGAAAGCCCTGTAAGTGCGGGATTAAGGAAGCCAAGGGCAGTAAAGGGCCGCTCCATATGCGCCCGCAACCACCGCCCGCCACCCGGCGGGCATTACCCACCACCACCACCTCCCAAGGAACCCATCATGAAAAACGAAAATATGCTGCTCGACCTGGCCGCCGAGATCCTGAAGGCCAAGAACGACGCCACGCTGTGCCGCGCGTTGGAGCTGTCGCCGCCGGTGGTCAGCAAGATCCGCCACAACCGCCTGCCGGTGGGCGCCGGGCTGGTGATCAAGCTGCACGAGGCCACGGGCATGGCGGTGCGCGAGATCAAGTCGTACATCACCCACGGCCCGCAGCAGGTGGTGAAATGAGTGGCCTCAAAACCTGCGCGTGCGGAGAGCCGACATACGGCGATGAGTGCAGCCTGTGCAGTTCCGATAAAGGGCTGTTCCAGCTGCCTGCGCCGCCAGCGCCAGTGGTGCCGAAGGCCGGTTCCCGTTGGGCGCGCCGCGACGCGGTGTCAACCCACGGATACACCGTCTGGGGCGTGACGAACACCGAGCACCCCCACGAGCGGCACCCCGCGCAAGTCGTCTACCAAGGCGACAACGGCTCGACGTGGTCCCTCCCACTGGCCGAGTGGCCCGGCAACCTTCAGGAGCAAGCAAAATGAAAACCGTCCTCTTACTCGGCGGCCCGGCCGCCGGCCAGCGCGTCGAAGTCCATGGTTGCATGAAAACAGTGATGGGCCACAGCCTCGCGCCGGCGATCGACACCATCTACAATGTGGTGCCGCTGCTGTCGCACGGCGAGGTGCACTGGTTCGGCGTGCTCGACGGCGCCGACCCGCTGGCGCTGCTGATCGACGGCTACACGGCCAAACGCCAGGAGCTGGTGCAAGAGGTGCGCGCCTTCCTCGCGGCGCCATACGGCACCAGCCACGCGGAAGCCGCACGCGCCTTCTCGCCGACCAAGAACCGCGAAGGGGATGACCGATGATCCGCGCCGCCATCTTCTTCACCGTTGCGGTGGCGGTGTTCTGCTTCGCGGTTCGTGTCGATCGTGAATTCTCGGCGCACCCCACGCCACCAATCAAAACCGAAACGCTCACCTGTGTCCGCGTCAAGGAGGTGACGCCGGCCGGAACGATCAACTACCTTTGCGAGGTGCGGAAATGAACAGCAAAATCGAGCGCGACGACTTCGGGTCGACGACCATCAAACGGCGGGCACTGGCGCGCCCACTGCGCGAGAGCGATATCGAAAAGTACCTGGTCAAGCGCGTCAAGGAACTGGGCGGCGAGTGCCGCAAGATCCAGTTTATCGGCCGGCCGGGCGCGCCGGATCGGCTGGTGATGCTGCCGCCCAAGTTCACACGGGCAATGGTGTCGAAAGTATTCGACGTGCCCGAAGACCAGATGGTCCCGGAAAGCTATACCCTTGGCCGCACCATTTGGATCGAACTCAAGGCCCCCGGCAAAAAGGCCGAGCCGCACCAGCTGCGCGAGCACGCCCGCATGCGCAAGATGGGGCAGCGGGTGGTGGTGATCGATTCGCTGGAAGACGTCGACGAGGTGCTGTCGTGACCCGCTGGAAGCCGACCGGAGACGGCGGTATGGAGCCGTCGCCTACTGGGGCATGGGTGCGCGTGCAGGAGATAGCTCAGCGCGACGCCCGCATCACCGAACTTGAAGCGGCCTTCGACAAGCTGGCCCAGTGCAAAGGCCGCTACCACACCGAGGCCAATTTCAAGGTGCTAATCGAGGTGCGCAATAAAACCTTGCACAAGTAAATACTTGCGTGTATAGTTCTTACATCGCAACCCAATCGGAGAACGCCATGATGTATCGCCACATGATCCAATACCCGCGCACCGCGCCAGAGACGCCACACCTCGTGATTATGGACGGCCCCGTGTCGGTCGCCGGCATCGATGTCAGCGGTGTATCGGAAGCAGGCCGCCGCGAATTCGGCGACGCCATGGTACAAGCTCTCCGCAACGCCGAGAACTCCGGCCGCGACTCCCTGCGGCGCGAGCTGCGTAATCTGCTTGGAGCATCCGCAGTATCTATTGTCTCTGGCAACTAAGAAAGGAACCCCGCCATGCCCCGCTCTATCGAAACCCTCCACGCCCGCCGCGCCGCGCAGTTGAAAGCGCTGGCCCAGGTGCGCAACACCCTGCCGGCGCCGGACCGCGCCATGGTCATCGACCTGTTTGACCAGGCCACGCCGCTGACCGACAAGCAGATCGAAACGATCGCCGTTCTGGCCGGCCGCTACTTGTGCGAGGTGGTGTCGTGAAGCGCTACACGGTCCCCGAAGGAGGGCACCATGTAGCATCGCACGGGGCGTGGGTGCGCTACGCTGCACACCAGTCGGCTGTGGCTCGGCTCTACGCCGCCCGGCAAGACGCGCTGGTCTTGCTCTACGAAGCGCAAGACCGGATTCGTGAATTGGAATCCTTGATGGAGGCCCGCAATGCGAACCGTTGACCTGACCGGTGCCCAGCTGGACTACCACACCGCCCGCGCCGAGGGCGTGCCGGCTGACCAGTTGGAGATCCGCGCCGCCGGCACTCTGTGCGTGCGCAACCTGCGCGGCACCCCCGGCAAGATCCTGGCCGTCCAGGTGCTCGACTACAGCACCAACTGGGCGTTGACCGGTCCGCTGGTGGAGAAGCATGGCATCTGCCTGTCGGTGTGCTCGGGCGACGGCGAAGGATGGGCGGCTTGGCTGGACTCACCGAGCACCCAGTACGGCCCTGACGCGCTGATCGCCATCTGCCGCGCCGTCGTGCGCGCCGCGTTCGGTGACGAGGTGGGGGATTTGCCATGCGCGTGATGATCAACCCGGGCACGCACTCCGAAGACCAATGTGAATTGCGCGTCGCTGTTCTGGCGCATGACGTTTTCCGTAACGGGGAGCCTGCGCGCCATCAGCTGGCCGCGCTGATCGAACTGCTGGTGGAGAAAGGCGTGCTGACGCTGGCCGACTGCCGTACGCTCGGCGCGCCGCACATGGAAGAGGTGAAGTGATGCCCCGCGCTATTCGCGTCCACACATGCAGCGGCGGGCAAATGCCTCAGCGTCCAGAGACCGACAGCCCTGGATACAAACGCGTCGTGGCGCGCGGCTGTCTCGGCACCACCGATTACTGGGGCGAAGCCGATTGCGTCTACGGCTGGACGTGCGAAGAGTGCCCGGTGCTGCGCGAACAGTGGCGCCAGGAAGACCAACAAAACGAAGAGGTGAAGTGATGCGCGAAAAACTCTATACCATCGAGATCGTCCCGCGCCGCCGCTGGTGGGTGACGCCCTATGTACACCTGCTGGCCGGCCTGTGCGCGCTGATGGGCACGTCGCCCGACTGCGACAAGGCGGGCGCGTTTTTGGCGAAGTACGGTCTCAAATACTCGGCTAAATTGAAAGAGGTGAAGTGATGGCTGTCAAACCCGAAAAGCGTGAAATGTGGTTGGTCAACCTGAATCGGCCGTGGGCCATGGCGCGCCGCGTACTTGTTGACGTCTACGTCGGCCCGAAAAGGATTTGGGGCGTTACCCACTTCGTCGCAGGCAATCGCAAAGACACCCGCCAGTACACCTATGGCGTGAACATGTTCGGCACCGAAGAGGCGGCGCTGCGCGAGTGCTACGCGCGCATGAAGGTGTTCGCCGCCGACTGGTACAACCAGAAGTTCTTCTACGACGCCGTTATCCGGTGCGAGGTGGCGCTGGCCCAAAGGCGTTCCGCATGATCATCGTCCCGAAAGACTTCGCGCCGCGCCCATATCAAAAGATCATTACCGACTTCATCCTCGACAACGAGCGGTGCGGGGTGTGGGCTGGCATGGGTTTGGGCAAGAGTATTTCCTCGCTCAACGCGCTGGACACCCTGCAGGCGCTCGACGACCGCCCGATCCTGGTCGTCGCGCCGCTGCGGGTGGCCACCACCACCTGGCCCGATGAGGTGCGTAAATGGAACCATCTCCGGCACCTCACCGTGCTGCCGATCACGGGCAGCGAGAAGGAGCGCATGCGCGCGCTGAAGTACGACGCCAATATCCTGACTACGAATTTCGAGCAGCTGCCTTGGCTCGTCGAGCATTACGGCGACCGCTGGCCGTTCTCCACGGTGGTCATCGACGAGAGCACCAAGCTGAAGGGCTTCCGGCTGCGCCAAGGCACCCAGCGCGCCAAGGCCCTCGGCCGGGTGGCCCACACGAAGATCAAGCGCATCGTCGAGCTGACCGGCACGCCGGCGCCGAACGGCCTGGAGGACTTGTGGGGCCAGGCGTGGTTCTTGGACAAGGGCGCGCGGCTCGGCCGCACCTATGACGACTTCAAGAAACGGTGGTTCCGTAAGAAGTACAGCGGCTTCGGCACCGAGCCGATGGACCACGCGCAGGAACAGATCCAGCGCGCGCTGCGCGACATCTGCGTGACCATCGACGCCAAGGACTGGTTCGACCTAAAAGACCCGATCGTCAACAACCTCTACGTCGATCTGCCGGCCAAGGCGCGCGCGCTCTACCAGGATATGGAGAAGCGCGCCTTCATGGAGATCGCGACCATGGGCACCATGCACGGCATCGAGGCGCTGGGCGCGGCGCAGAAGATCGGCAAGCTGCTGCAGCTGTCGAACGGCGCCGCCTACCTGTCACCGGGCAGTAGCGAATGGGCCGAGGTGCACGACGCGAAGATCCACGCGCTGGAGGACATCGTGGAAGAAGCGGCGGGCATGCCGGTGTTGGTGTCCATCCAGTTCAAGAGTGATCTGGCGCGCCTGCTCAAGGCCTTCGGCAAGGACGCTATCGCGTTGAACAGCCAGGAGGGCGTGCGGCGCGCCCAGCGCGGCGAGGGCAAGGTGTGGTTGGGCCACCCGGCCAGCATGGGCCACGGCGTCGACGGCCTGCAGGAGCACACCAACATCATGGCCTTCTTCGGCCACGACTGGAACCTGGAGCAGCGCCTGCAGATCATCGAGCGCATCGGGCCGACGCGCCAGATGCAGGCCGGCAAGGATCGGCCGATGTTTATTCACAACATCATTTGTCGCGATACGGCGGACTCCATGGTCATCGAGCGGGTGGAGACGAAACGTTCCGTCCAGGATATCCTGCTCGCGGCGATGAAAGCCAAGGGCTACGCATAAATAACTTGCACAAGTAAATACTTGCGTGTATAGTTCTACTCATGGGCAGCGCAACGGGCGCGGCGGAATTGGAGAAGAACATGAAAGCACTCAAAGTCAACGAAACGCCAGAAGGCCAACCCGTGGTGGAAGTCTATAACAAAGGCAAAACTTACACGGTATGCGGCCCGAGCATCACCCATATCGTCCACACGCGCGGCGCATCCTACCGGCGTGAAGTGCTGGGCCATGTGCAGCGTGAGAAGATCGCAGCCGCAGCCGCCCGCTACGGCGGGCATCACCTGGACGCACCATGAAAACCATCCTCACAATCGCCCTCGCCGTCACGCTCACCGCGTGCGGCGGCATGCAAGACGCCCACGCCGAGCGCGTACGGCAAATCTACCGGCCGTCGCTGCCGGCTGTCTCGATCACGGCGCCGGACGGCCGCACCACGATCAGCACCTGCGTGCATGACGCCGGCGCGATCTGCTCGCTGGTGCGCAATGGCGTCGAGTACATCAACGACACCGACCACGGGCGCCAGTTGCAAAGCGCGGTGTCCTACGACGGCAAGGGCGAGAACGACAACCCGACAGAGGCCGGCGCGTCGCACCTGACCAACGGCTACAACCCGTCGCCGTCGAGCAGCCGCCTGGTCGAGTCGAGCGGCGCCGGCAACGTCATCAGCACGTTCAGCCAGATGGCCTACTGGAACCCGGTGGCCGGCCAGCGCACCTCCGACACCTATTTCGAAAAGCGTGTCCAGTTCATCACGCCGACCGTGATCCGCTATGACGTCGCCTATGTGGTGCCGAAGAAGCACACGGCCACGTTCGAGACGCTCACCGCCTACATGCCGGCCGCCTTCAGCGAGTTCTACACCGCCGACGGTATGCGGCTGTCGGACGGCCCCGGCGAGCAAGAGAAGCCGGTCATCCTGGCCACGCCGAACGGCCAGCATGCCATGGGCATCTATTCGCAGCGGCAAGTCGGCTACGGCCGCTGGCGCTTCCGGGCCGACGGCGTGGTGAAGTGGAACGCGGTGGTGCGCGACACCAACGTGGAAGGCATCTACCGATTCACCCTGTACGTGGTGGTGGGGACGCTCGACAGTGTGCGTGCCGACATCGCCAAACTTTCGCAACAGCCACTTTAAGGAGAGCATCATGAACAAACCAATCCCCACCCTCAACGATACATGGGTCCGCTGGGCGCGCCTGATCGGTGCCCTGTTCGTCGCTGCCGTGGTGCTGGCGCTGCTGGGCGCCGGGGTGGATAAATGAGCCGGTGGCATACGCCCGACTGGCGAAGCGTTAAACGGGCCGCTGTGCTCGTTGAGCGCGATCTGGCGGTGCAAGGCTGGCTTTGCGTTTTCATCGCCGTGGCGGCGCTGCTGGCAAGCCTGACGGCCTAATTCACTTCGGCCAGGCGTCTACCGTCTTGCGGTGGCGGATCGCGCAGTCGGCATAGCGGGGAATCAGCACCTCCTGCACCCACCCCTGCAGCACATCGTAATCGTCGGTGGTCGGGGTCTCGCCGATCAGCGCGCAATCACTTGCGAGGTACTGGTCGAGCAATGGCGCCGTCCGCTGCGGCGGCGCTTTCGGCGAGGTTGCGCAGCCGCACAGGGCCAGGCTTGCAATCAGCAGGGAGAGGTGGAGGGGGCGCATTTTTCTGGTTCCTTCGGATGGCGGCGAGCTGGGTGTTGACGGCGGACAAATCGGTCTGCGCGCCGAGGGCGGCGGCGGCGATCACCTCGGCGGCCGTCTTGTAGTCTGACAGCGCCACCTGCGACGCCTGCGAGATCGCATTCGCCTCGTCGCGCTTCGTCTCGGCCGCCGCGATCTTGAGGTTTGCGATGGTGCCGGCGTACCACAGCTTGGCGCCGAAGCCCCCGGCCGCGAGGCCAATGACCAGCGCGCCGGCGGCGATCGGCCAGGTGGGAATCAGGCTCATCCTATCACCATCCTTTCGATCAACCGCGCCGCGCGGTTCGGGGTCTGCGTCTTGGCCCACGCCGAGTCGCGCATGTGCTCCGCCGCGCCCTCGTAGTCGCCCACCTGCATGGCCGCCACCGCCTTGCGGAAGGCGAGCAATCCCGACACGCCCAGTTGGAAAGCCATATTGATGATGACGCGCTGGCGGTTGTCCGACATGCGGCGCCACCACGGCGCGCGGCGGTCAAGCTCCACCATCTTGGTGTCGATGTCCAGGTTGAGCAGCAGCACCGACTGGTGCGGGGTGATGCTCTTTCCCTCGCGCAGGTCGACGCCGAACGGAGCAGGGTCGGCGCCCTTGGCCGGGTCCAGCAGGTGGCCCACGCCGATGGTCCAGTAGCCGAGGTGGTCCTTGTACGAGCGCAGCTTTTCGTCCTCGTCGGCGCGCAGTTCGACGTTCAATAGCTCGCGGTTCATGGCGGGGTCTCCTCCCGTGGTGCCGGTGCGGGCGGCGCGCCGCGCAGCCGGTTAAAGATATCGGCCATCCAGCCGAACAGGCCATCGTCCACCCCGCGATCGATGACGCGGCTACCGCCGGCGCCGCCGAGGGTGATCAGCGCGGCCTGTAACGAGAAGTAGAGCGGGGTCCAGCTGACCAGCAGGAAGACCAGCATGCCGGCGGCCAGGCCGCAGAACAGATCCTTGACGATCTCCAGCCACACGCTCTTGATCTGCAGGTCGGGCTTGGTGATTTTGTTGAGGGTGTTGGCCGCCGCGCCAATCAGCGAGAAGATGATGGTGTACTTGATGGCCGCGAAGGGAATGGACTCGATTCCCTTGGCGAGATCGGTCTCTGCCGCATAGGCTGCGGCGCACCAGAAGGCGCAAAGGTAAATCCAGAAGGCAATCTTCAGCTGCAAGCTCTTTGCCACCCTGGGCCTCTTGATCGTAGTTTGGCGTCCAAGAACGCAACGGCAATATTTAGGAACGCATGCCAATAGAAAAATAATAACAATGATACGCTGTGGCCGCCCCTTTCTGCAACAAATGGTTGCGCCGCGTAGCAGAATGCCAAACTTGCAAAGAGGTAGTGGCGATACCGGAACGTCCGGCGCCAGGTGATGTAGAGCTTGCGCCGGCCGAAGCTGATGTAGTCCGGGGTCCAGTCGTTGAGCAGCACATCGAACACCAGCACCAAGCCGATCAGCGCCATGGCCCACAGCAGCGCGGTGCCGTCGGCGTAGCGGTTCACCTCGTACAGCCCGGTGAGGGGGTCGTTGGTGCCGTAGTACCAGGAGACGAGCGCGCCACCCCCCATGGCCAAACGAGTGAGGGCGGGGAATTGGTCTTGCAAACGTTGGATCATTGGCTTCCTCGATTCCGAAGACGGGAGGACGCTGGGATGAAAGATAGGCATAGGATCTCCGAAAGTTCGAGGATCGCCTGCAGCGCGCGGTACTGGCTAAACGGGTGGCTCCCGTCTCTATAGTAGCCCATGAAGTGGACAAATACCAACACGGCACAGATGGAGGCGATAACGACACTAGCAGCAGCTCTTAGGCGCAGTGCCACGAGGGCGACAACGATCTCGGCGAGACCGCAGAAAATGTAATAGGTCGGCCATTCTGTTGGGGCCGGAATAAAAATGCTCGCGGCCACCACTGCGGTGAGCGCGAGCATGCGCCAGTCTTTCCAGTTCCGCCAAACGGCGAGCGCCAGCAGCACCAGATAGAGCGGCGTGCGCATATTACTTCGGAGGCTTCGGCGGTGGCTCGGTGCCGCCACCGGTCTGCGGGGTAGGCACCGGGTCAGGGGTCGGTACTGGCTTAGGATCTGCGCACATGGTGTTTCCTTTCAGGTTGAATGTACGCGAATTCTATCACTCTTCCTCGGCTTCCGGCTCGGGAGATTCCAGCCAACCCGGATCGGGATCCGGCTGCGGCGGCATATCGCCGGGCGGCGGGAACTCGGTCGGCGGCGGCACGTCCGGATCCGCCACGTCGGGACGCGGCCGGCAGGTCATCGCGGTGACGCCCTCGGCCTCGTACATGCCGAGCTCGACGTACGCGATGCACAGCCACTCGGCGTCGCACATAGACGCCACAATGACGTTGATGATTCGGCCATTCTGGTCCAGCAGTTCGACGGCCGGCAAGACCGGGTCGTCGATGGTGCAGGTGTTCGGTGGAATATTTTCCCAGCCCATGGGGTGCTCCCTTATTTGAAGTAGCGGATGATGATGCAGCCGCCGGTGCCGACGCCGCCCGTACCTGTGTTGGCGCCACGGCCTCCTGCACCGTACCCAGTAGCGGGCGCTGGTGTGGGTGCAAACCCCATCTGCCCACCAAAACCGTTATTCGAGTCGCCGCCTTGCCCGAACAAAATTATTCCTTCTGTTGAGAAGTCCGCACTGCGCGCGCCGGGCCTTGGGGGTCGCGTGGCATCCGCGCCAGAAACCCCAGTGAAAGTGGCGCTGAGCGTTGTGAACCCGGAGAGGGTGAAACTCGTTGTGCCCCCGTTAGCCGGCAGCGCGCTATTGGTCCCCGGCGCGCCTGCGCCCCCAACTGAGATCAATGCGGTCGCTCCGAGCACGGCGTCTCGGTAACGCTTTACGCCGCACCAGCCCGCGTCGCCGCCTCGCCGATCATCGGCGGACACCCCGCCCCCGATAACGTATCCGCCTTGCCCCCCAGCCTGCACTTCCACCTCGAAGCTGGCCGCCTGCACCGTCCAGGTGGAGCCGGACGTTAGCACCTCGATGTACTGCTTGGCGCCAACGACTGGGGTGCCATCGCGACGGGTGACTGATACTCGGAAAACGCCTGGAGATTCAGCGATTACGTCCACGAGATCGAGAGTCGTGGCGGTCACTGTGCCCCCGACCACAAGCATTGTGCTGCTGTTGTCGACAAAGGTCACGGGGGCATTTAACGTTAGCGTGCGCCGTGCGCCGGATTGGGGGGCATTGGGGAACCCGGTTACCGTGCCTGCGCCGCTCAGGTACATGAAATTACCGGCTCCGCTCCAGATATCAGGACTCGCCGATATGGCCACCGCGCTGGTGCGCGCCAAGTTCAGCGCCCCGGTAAGATTGCCGCCGGTAATGCCGCCGGTCGCGCCTTGCGCACCTTTCTCGCCGCTCGGTCCGATCACCCAGTTCGCCACGGTGTTGCCGCTGGTCGCCGGATTCACGTCGGTGACGTTGAGGGTCAGCGTTGTGCCGCTGTAGGTGGCGGTGCCGACCATCCACTGCGCCGCATTCGTCGGGTTGACCGCCTTAAGCGTCTGGTTCGCTGTGAACTGCTTGCCGGCCTGCGTGGTGAATATTTTGGTGCCGACGCCGATCACCAGCGACGTGGTGCTGGTCGCGGTCAGCGCGGCTGCGTAGTTCTGCGCCGCGTCGCGCGCCGTCTCGGCGGCCGTCTGCGCCGCCTGCGCCGCGTTGCGATAGGTTAGGGCGGTGTCGCGCGCGGCTTCGGCCGCGTTGCGATAGGTCAGCGCGGTGTCGCGGTAGCCTGCCGCCGCAACGGCCGACGCGGCGCCGTCCAGCGCGTTGGCGTAGGCGTTGGCGACGATGGCCGCCAGCTGCGTCAGGATGACGGTGGAGAACCACGTCACCCACGCGTCAACGCGGTCGGAGAACGTGGCGCGGTCGCCGCGCTGGGGGAGATCCGCCGGTGGCGGGGTATAGCCTGGTGGAGGGGTAGCAGCCATTTTAGATCAATCCTTTTACCGTGATATTCACAACAGGTTCCCCGAAGTCGTCATAAGTTTGCCGCGCGCTGACCAAGCCGAAAACGGTCAGGGCTTCGTACATTGTAACTTGACTTCCGATAACAACAACAGGGGTTCCGAGAACTTCCTTGATCGTGTCGAGCACCGTGTTGGCGTCCTCGATCGACATCTTCGCATTGATGTTCATGCCGGTGGCGTTGTTGCGCTTGCGCACCGTCGTCTCACCGAACTCGTTGGTGATCACCGAGCTATAGTCGACCGGCTCCACAGAGGCCCCGCGCAACGGCGCGCCGATGGGGCGCAGATCGCCCAAGGCGAACATTCCGACGGCCACCTCGGAGCTGGCCGACGACAACGTCAGCGTAATCTCCATGTTGTTATACGGGTCGATGCCGGTGGCGATAAACTGGCGCAGCGGCTTGAACCTGTCGAAGAAATATTCGTAGTAGTCGGCCGGCTCGGACCCTTCCAGATCCTGGTCCAACGTGTAGATAACCGTCCCGCCTGGCGCGTCTTTCACCACCGCATTGATGTGCTCGGCCTCCAGGCCGAACAACGCAAAGCCGTTGAAATACCCAGGCTTGAGCGTGATCGTGATGTTGGTTGCGCGCCGCGTCTTCGTCGACACCAGCCCGTCGAACATGGCGTAAAGGTTGGTTGGCCCGACCTCGATCCAGAAGGTCACCTCGCCGGCGGCGTTGAACCGATTGGCCAACACTTCGGGGTCTTTCGGCGCGCCGGAAGTCATGGCCTGCGCCGCTTCGTAGACTCGGTGCGTACTGGCCTTGTAGACGCGCGCGCCCTCCGCGAAGTTCGCCGCCGACCATGCCGGGTTCGGGTCCTCCGGCGTCAAGTTGGTGGACGTGATCATTGCCGCCGTGATGGTGACCGGCGCCAGGATGCTGCAAATGTCGTCCGCTTCTATCATGCTGGTTCCGTCAAAAGGGCGTTGCCGCCGGCCGATACTTGATCGAATTGCGTCGCCAGGCGCAGATTGCTGTCGGCGCTGCGGCTGGTGCTGTTCGCGGTGCGCGCGATGTCCGCCTCGACGTTGGCCATGCGCGCGTTCATCGTGCGCAGCTCGGCCACGGTGTTGGCGCCGCTGTTCTGGTTCTGCAGGTACTCGGGGCTGTTGAGGAAGCCCTGCTTGATGGCCTCCCAGCTGGTGCCCTTCGCGATCTCGTCGAGGTAGAACTGTAGGCCGGCCGCATCCGCATTGCGCCCCAGCAGGGTGCTATACAGATTCTCGATGGCGCCGATGTTGCCAGTTTCGGCCGCCACCGGGTTGGTCGCGGCAGCGGTCTTGAGCGCGGCGATTGCTTCGGCCAGTGCAGCCAGCGCACCGGGCAACGAGTTTAGCGTGGCCGAGGCGCCGGTGGCGATCGCCACCGCCTTGCGCTGTTCTTCAAGGATCGCGTCGAGCCGCGCAATCTGCGCGTCATAGGCGCGCTGCGTCGCGGTCTTCTGGTCTTGGAGAGCGAGCAGGGTGCGCTCGGCCACCGAGAGCTGCGAGTCGGTGATCGCGCCCAGTTCCTTGATGTCGCGGCCGGCGGCGGCCTGGTCGCGCAGGTACTCGGTCATGCTGCCGTAATTGTCGGTGCTGTTGCTGCCCAGCGCCGCGAGAGAATCCCTCAGGCTGTCGGCCGACGGCAAGACGCCGCTCGCCTTGGCGATTGCGATGGCCGCTACCACCTGTGCACGGGCCGCGCCGTACGACGCCACGCTCTGTTGCGCGCTGCGCACTGCGGTGATCGGCGCGGCCAGCGCGTCGGACAGCGATTTGAGATTGCCGATCTTCGTCGTCACCGCCGTGATGCTGTCGTTGATGGCGGCAAGCGCGGCGTCGAGTGCGGTCTTGGCGGCGGTCTTCTGCGCGTCCACCACCTTGCCCAAGTCGCTGTAGGCGGCATTGATCGCCGAGACCATCGCATTGACCTGCGCGATCTGCGCGGCGGCCAGATCCTTGGCGGCCTGCGCGGCGTCGGCGGTGGCCTTCTCTTCGGCCTTCAGCGCGGCCAGGCGGTCGTACAGCGCCACCGTGCTGGCGTCCATGCCCTTGATCTCCAGCGCGCGCACAGCGGCCTCGCCACCGCGCGCGGCGATGATGGCGTCGATCTGGTCCTGATAGCCTTTGTTCGTCGCCGCCAGCGCGGCAGCGACTTCCTGCGCGGCCTTTACCTGGGCGGCGGCGATCTCGGCTTCCGCTTGTGCCTTGGCCTTGGCTTCGTCTGCTGCCGCCTTGGCCGCCGCTTCGGTGGCCTTGGTGATCTCGTTGAAGGCCGGGGCCAGCGCCAGCAGCTGGGCGAACATGGTCGCGCCCGCCTCGGTCGTCTTGTCCAGGCCCAGCAGATAGGTCTTGAACTGGTCGTTGGTGGTCAGGCCGGCCACGCCCATCGACTTGAGCGCGTCGGTCAGCTGCTTTTGCACCGGTGCCAGCTGCTCGGCTTCGGACAGGAAGTTCTGTTGGAAGTACGACAAGCCGCTGCCCAGTGCGGTGAGGCCGCCGTTGACCGCGATAAAACTCTCGCGTGCGGCGATGCTGCCGGCGCCGACCGCGCCGAACGAGGTGCCCACGGCGGCGAGCATGGTGTCCAGGCTCGCATAGTTGCTGACGATGCGCTCCATGGTGACGCTCAGCGATTCGCCTTCCTTCTGGAACTTGGTCAGGTTCGGCACCAGTTCCACGGCGATGCTGTCGGCCACGCCCTCGAAGAACTTGGTGATGGCGCCCAGCTTGTCGGAGTCGGTCGCGAGGCCCGTGAGATCGATGCTCAGTTTCTGCACGCGCGTCGACAGCGCGGAGGTGTCCGCGCCGATGGTGTCGCCCAGCACCTTGGACACGTCGAGGATGGCCTTGTAGGTGGACGAGAACGCGGCCGACTGCTCGCCGGACAGCGCGGTGCTGTCAGTGCCCTTCTTGTCGCTGCGGAACCAGCCGCCCTTCTGCGTCCAGGTGCTCACGTTGTTGCCGGTGGCGCCGGTCGAGGTGAGCGAGCCGTCGATGATCGTGCTCTGGACTTTCTTCTCGCCCATGCCGAACAGCCGATTGGCGACGCCGCCGAGCAGACCACCAATCAGGGCGCCCAGCGCGGTGCCGACCACGGGCACGATGCTGCCGATCGCCGCGCCGATGGCGGTGCCGGCGGCGACGGTATTCTTGCTGCCGTACTGGCCGGAGATCAGGTTGCCGCCGAGGTAGCCGCCCGCCGCGCCGGCGAAGATACCGACGCCGGCGCCCACGGCCGAGCCGCTGCTGATCGCCGAGCCGGTGCTGGCCATGCCGGCGCTGTTGTACGCTGCCGCCGCGCTGGCGGCCTGGCTGCTCGTCAGGCCCATGCCGGCGCCGAAGGCCGAGGTGGCCGACGAGCCGAACAGGTTGCCCAGCGTGGTGACGTAGCCGCCCAGCGTGGCGCCGGCGCCAGCGAAGCCGGTGCTGAATCCTTCGTAGATCGACTTGCCCGCGTTGATCAGACCGATGGCGCTGCTACCTGCGCCGCCCGCCGATGCACCGCCGCCCAAGGCCGTGGCGATATCGCCCGGACCGCCGGACGACGAGGTGCCGATGTTGATGATCCACTTCTTGATCGTCTGCTGGTAGAGCCAGTCGAAGAAGATATTTTTGAAGGTGTCCTTCAGGCGCGTGGCGGTGTCCTTGCTGCCATCGAGGATCGAGACGAACGTCGCGTGCGCGGTGTCGTCGATGCTTTTCCAGAACGACACCTGCGCGGCGGCCGCGTCGTCGCTGGCTTTCTTCTGCTTCTCCAAAACTTCCAGGTTGCCCATGGCGGCGACGTTGCGCTTGCGCGCTTCGATCTCGCGCTCCAGCTGCGCCACGGTGTCCTCGCTCAACTCCAGCGCGCCGCGCTGCGACAAGCGGTCCTCGTCGCGCGCCAGGGTCAACTGCGCGATCTCCAGCTTCGTCTTGCCGTAGACGGCCACCAAGTCCTCGTTCGCGGCGGCCTCGGCCACCAGCGCGGTGTAGTTGGCGTCACGCTCGTCGGCCAGAGCGGCGACGGCGGCGCGCACCTGCTTGGCGGCGGCGGCGTTCTTCTCCAGCGCCTGCGCGTTGTCGAGCAGCGCGCGGATCTCCTTGATGTGCTCCTTGGTCAGCACGATCTTGCCGGCCGCCAGTTCCTCATCGAGCTTGATGCGCGCTTTCTGCGAGTCGGTCAGCGCGTCGCCGCCGTCGATCTCCAGCTGGTCGGCGGCCATCTTCTCTTTGATGGAAGCGATCAGGCCCGCATAGGCGCTTTGTTCCTTGGCCGCTGCGGCTGCGGCTTGGTCGGCGGACTTCTTGCGCGCGGCGTCGATCTCGCCCGCGTTCAGGAAGGTGGCCACCTTGACGGCGGTTGCGGCCTTGATTAGGTTGTCCGCGATCAGGTCGCCGGCGTCCTTGACCGGCGCGACTTGGGCCGCCGCCGTGGTACCGAGGTCAACCCACTTCTTTTCCCACACGTCGAAGGCGGCGCGCGCTTTATCCGCGTCTGCCGCCGCCTGGTCGCCGATCCCGCCCTCGCCAAAGGCACCTTTCAACGTCTGCAGGCCCCCCGAGATGTCAAGATTGGCGAACTGCCCGACCGCGCTAAAGAACTGTCCTATCTGCGCCGCCCACACGCCGATCTCGGTGGCGACGGTCTTGATCACGAAAGATACGTTTCCGGCGGTGATGATCAGCACCCGCAGGATCTCGTTCAATGGGGCGAATTTATCCGCCGCGTTATCCAGCTCCTTGCCGTTGGTGGCGAAGTCGTCCGCAAGCACGGTCAGCACCGGCAAGAGGCTGGCGGCGATGCGCGTGCCGAGACCCTGAGCGGCAAAGCCCAGTTCGTCGATCTTGTCGTTGAACGCGCCCGCGTCGGCGGCGACCTGCTCGGTGATGCCGGACAGTTCTTTACCCTTGCCGATCAGCGCGTCGATGCCGGCGGCACCGTTGTCGAGCAAGACGGCCGCCTCTTGCCACGACTTTCCCAGCACTTCGGCGCCGAAGGCCGCGCGCTGTTGGGGGTCTTGGATATTCTTGAAGATGTCGGAAAGCTGCTTGAACGCTTCGAGCGGTTCGGTGGCGGTGATGCCCAGCTCGCGGAACTTAGCGCCGTCCTTGCCGATGTTCTGCGCAAGCTTGGTGATGGACGCCCCCACCCCTTCGAGCTGGGTGTCGGAGAGTTTGGCCCCGTAGGCAAGGCCCGCGAGATCCTCAATCGCCACGCGGGTGCGCACGCTCAAATCGTTGAGCGCGTCGGCGGCGTCGATGCTTTGCTTGATGAATGCCGCGAAGGCCCCGATGGAGAGACCGCCGGCCAAGCCTTTCAGCACGTCCTTGAACGCCTCTGCGCTGGCGGACATCGCCGCGAAAGCCGCACGGGTTTCCCGGCGGCCGTCGTTGAGGTCTTGCCGGAGTCGGGCAATGTCAGCGCGAAGGCGAATCTCTACATCAGCTGCGACTGTCATTGCCCGTTTTCTCCAGTTTCTTGGCCTTGCGCTCCAGGCGCCGTTCTTCGCGGTCGAGGGACTTCTCCGCTTTTTGGTTCCGCGCCCACCGCCATTTCGATTCGAACTCAGGCCATGGGCAAGGTGCTTCGCGCTTCGTCGCGGCGAACGATTCGCCCAAATACGCCTTGGACAACTTGATCAGCAGCCGCGACTGGTACGGTTGCCATTCTATACCAAGCAGGTGCTCCCACGCCACCAAATCGACCGCTTCGATCGGCCCGTCCTTCTTGGTCGGGCCTATCTCCCATAGGTAGTCCAACAAGTCGCGCCCCCAAGACACCGGGGGCAGTTCCAGCGGCAAGCCGCTGGCCTCGATCGTGTCGCGCCGGGGCTTCTCCGGCGGCGCCTTCGTATCCGAGGTGTTGACCTCGGGCGTTGCGTTTAGCCAGGCTGCGAAGCGGACGAATCGGTGGAGGTCGTCGCTTGCTCTGGCAAGTAGTTTCCCCGGTCACCCGCAAACTTGTTCAGGCCGGCGGCGATGTGGCCGATCTCCAGATCCTTGTAGGCCGCGCGGAAAGCCGCATTGCCCACCTTGCCCTCGTAGTCGAAGCCGTCGAAGGAGATGGTGATCGCGGCCAGGAACACGGCCAGGTCTTCGGTGTCCGCGTCGGCGGCGCGCTTACTGTCCTTGCCGTTGATCAGCGCGGACAGGCCGCCGGATTTCTTCTCGGTGAAGTCGTGCAGCGCGGCTTGGAAAATCTTGGTGCCCGGGCTGTGGTGGGTGATGGTCCACGGCGTGCCGTCTTCGTTGTACTGGACGTTGCCCTTGGCATCGGTGACTTCGTATTTGCCGACCGGCAGAATGGCGAGGGATTTTAAGCTTGGCATGATGGTTCTTTCTTGGGAGGATTAATGCACCTTCGGCCGCCTGCGCCCTCCCAAGGGCGACAGGCGACCGTCAGTGCTGGTTGTGGCCTAGTGGCCGGGTTCTTACGCGGCCGGGGTCGGGATGACCGGGGTCGCTGCTTTCAGGGCTTCGGACTGCAACAGCAGGGTCATGGCGTAGGTCAGGTTGTCGTTGCTGCCGCCGCCGGACTCGGACAGGTTCGACACCTGCGCGGTGCAGTACAGCACCGAACCGGACTGGCGCACGACGGCGAACGAGGCGACCGAACGGTCACGCATCACCGTGTCGGCGGCGTCGAACGCGTCGGTGTCGCCGTCTTCGCCTTCTTCGAGCACCATCCACTCGGAGTCGATCAGCTGGTAGTTGCCGACGCGGCGACGCACCAGGCCTTGACTCACGACGTCCAGCTCGGAGGTGTTCGACTGGCGGCCTTCCATGGCGCCCACCTGGGTGACGGTGAACTCCAGTGCGCCGGCGCCGAAGAACGTTTCAAACGCGGCCTCGGTGTCGTCGGTTGGGCGGCCGGCTTTAATGAACAGGCGCGTGCCTGCGTAGGTCTCGAAATCTGCTGGAAACGGCATAATGTTTTCTCCTGTTGAATGCCCGCGCGCACCATTGCGTGACGGGCGGGCAAACCGATACCGTATTCTAATTCGGTTCGGAAAAAGTTACCATGAAATCCCGCGATTTTTCATGTATTTTATCGTCGCCCACCGGCAGATCCGGACCTTCGCCCTGCTGAAGGATGGACTTGACGTGATACGACAACACCATGCCGGTGTGGACGCCCGCGCCGAGCGCGGCGGCTTTCAAGATTTTCTCGCTCGCCGCGTAGCCGCCGGGGTCTTTTGCCAGCACCGTGACCTGCACGCGGGTGCGCATCGTCTTGCCCGGCTGGCGGCGCGCGATGGTGCTGATCTCGTCGCCATAGATGCGGGTGACGCTGATGACCGGCAGCACCGTGAACTGCGTGGCGGGGCCAACGTAGATACGATCAGCCGGCACCAGGCTGGTGACAACAGGGTTGGTGGCCAGGAGCGCGCGGACGATGGCGACGGCGCTCATGCGGCGGCCTCGTCGGGCGGCACGGCGGCGGGCACGTCCAAGCCTTCCTTGGTCAAGCGCTTGCGGATCTGCGCCTGCACGGCGGCGACGGCCTGCGAGAACTTTTCGTCAGCGGCCGGGCGCATGAACGGGTGCGGGCGCGAGCCGGGGTGCTCGACGCTGCGCACGGTGTTGCCGTTGACGGTCATGGCGCGCGCGGTGATGCTGTGGGCGCGGGTGCCGTACTCGACCATGTGGGCGTAGAAGGCCAGCGCGTTGCCGACCTTGACGCTGGCCGATATCTGGCCGTCTCGCCCCTTGCGGGTGGTGATGCGCGCCGACTGGCGCAACAGGCCATGCTCCACTGGGATGTTTTGTTTGACCTGATCGAGGTACACCTTGGCCCCGGCGCGCAGCGCGGAGCGCATGATGTTCGTCTCCAGCTTGGCGGGAAGCGTCTGGAGCAAGGCGTCGAGCGCCGCGCCGCCGGTGATGTTCTCCTGACTCACGAGCTAAACTCCTTGATGGTGAATTCGAGCCACTCGCGGCGCCCGATCTCCGCCGGCCCTGCGCTGATCTGGTGGATGGTGTCGACCTCGTTGTGGACGATTACCCGCATGTCGGAGCTGATGCCGCGCAGATAGCGGATGCGCACGCGCGCCGGCTTCTCGGACATGTCGATGGCCTGGCCGTTGCGCTCGGCATTGCCGGGCAGCGTATCCCACACCTGGGCGGGCACGCGCGCGAAGACGGGTTCCCACGGGCCGGGCTGCGGGCCGTACTCCGGATCTTCCACGACGGTCGGGCGCTCGATGGTGATGCGCCGATCAAGCTGTCCGCCGGTGATCATTGGTACACCACGTACGGCTGCAGGAGCCATTTGTAGAAGTCCTCGGGCAGCGCGTAGGTCTGCCCCTCGTTGACCATGCTACGGTGCTCGTAGAACGCGTTTATGGCCAGCAGCATCCACTGGCGGATCGGCTCGGGCACGCTGGCCGCGTCGGCATAGCCGGCTTGGTACTGTACGACCACGGCGCCGGCTTGCGCCCTGGCTGAGGGCCAGGGCGTGCCGTAGGCCGAGGTGATCATAGGCGGGTCCACGAACTGGTCGACCAGGTATCCGGCCGGCAGCGTCTGCTCGGTGCCGTCGGCGTCGATGTACTTGATGCTGTCGATCTCGGCCAGGGGCGGGCGCGGCACCTTCAGCGCGCCGCAGAAGCCGTCCGCGCCGAAGGCCAGGGTCTGCAGCATCAGCGCGCGGTTAAGCCGTTCCTCGGCCATCTGGCGCGCGGCGCGGATCATGCGCTCGATGTCGCTGTCCTCATCGGTGCCGATCACCCGCAGGTTGGCCTTGGCCTCCGGGAGGGTGATCGGTTCGTCGGTCGGTGGGGTGATGACTTTTATCATTTTTGATAAGTGCCGGTTTTGGTGGTGAGGGTCACGGCTAGTCCTTTGGAGAAGACCAGTTGGCGACTTGAATAGTCACACCACCAGCACCGGCAGACGCCGCTGTCACGTTGACTTGGTATCCCGTTACAGTACCGGCGGCCACTTTAAATTTCGGTGTTTTCACCCTAACTTTAAATACAGACGGAAGATTTATACCGGAACTTGAGTTAGCGCACCATTGATAATTGTAATTAACGCCGCCAATGGTGTAGTAAAACGAAATAGCGAGAGAATTTATATTAGACCCGCCTGAAACCTTCAATTCAAGTTCCGTATGCAGCACATCACCCGCTGCGATTTGATTTGTAAATGGTAAAGCGCTACGAATAAACGCTGTCTGGCCGCTACCGGTAAAAGTGGCGGCCAGCACTTGATTGTTACCGAGAGCGTCACCGTCATTGGCAACCGTACGAGGAACCAGTGACGCGACCGCTGTGGCTGCACCTGTGGTGTCGACAGCCCACCCAAAGCCAACCGAGGTACCCGCGCCGCTCCCCTCTGTTACGCTAGCCCCTTTGGTGCCGCCGCCGGTCACAAACAACGGGTTTCGCGTAACGTTCTTGCTACTGGAATCCAGTTCGTAAGTGTCCGCAGCCGTAGACACCAAGGGGATCGCAGGAATACCCAGCCGCTCCAGAATCGGGTCCAGTACAAGCGAGTACATCGAATACGCACCCAGCGCATTTGGGTGAACCGTATCGGCCAACTTATTCAGATCGGCCTCGCCAGTGGTAGACGACGGATTTATCACCGCTTTAGCATAATCCGCAAGAATGATTCGCGAGTCGGTCGTGGCGTAGGCGCGAACCATGGTATTGAACTGGCGGTTACGTTGCGCCCCTGTGAAGCCACCAACGACTTCCGAAAACGAAACATCGGCCGAGCTAATCGGCAGCAGCGTACCGAGAATTACGCGCACGCCTTGCGAAAGTATGTCATCCACTAAAAGCTTAAGCTTTGCAAAAGCGGCGTCCGCCGGTTCTTTAGCGCCTCGCAAATTATTAGTGCCGATAAGAAGGTGCACAATATCCGGACTCTTTGCGTAAATATCTCGGGCACGGCGCGCATATAATCCGTCGATCGTTTCGCTGCCGAGTCCAGCATTGAAGACCATTTGAATAAAGCGACCTGTAGCGTAAGTAAAAAATCCTTGGTTGGAATAGCCCACACCCCGCATAACCTGCGATCCAGTACAAGCGTTTACCGAGGGTGCTGTATTGGCGACAACAGCAAAGTTATCCTTATCGATTACCCGCGACACGAGGTAAGGCGCGTTGTATTCCGTAGGGGTACCTACTTGAATAGTGGATTGATCTCCGACTGCTAAACCGTGGGTGACTAGATTAATCAAAATCTCCCCGTTCGAGTAGGTGACGCTGGCCGGGGTAGCTGCCACAAAATTCTGCGATGTAATTGAATCCCCAGCCAGAACCAATCGTACGGGGGCAATTTTGTTAGCCGAAGCTACCACCGCCAACACCGAATCCGCCGTCTTCGCCACCAGCGAGCCGGTCGTGCACTTGATCTCGACGGTGAAGTCGCCTTCGAACGGGCCAACCGCCAGCGCCGTGGCGCCGATCGTCGTCAACGCCCCCACAGCCGCGCCAGAGGCGTCGTATCGCTGGTACGTGCCCGTGGTGCCGGCCGTCGGCGTGATCGTCAGGGCGGACCCTTCCGTCAGCGGCACGGTGGCCTTGCGATTGGCGATCAGGCTGACCGTGCCGCGCTTCTGCACCGCCGGCTGAATCATCACCGGTTGCCGCTCGCGATACGCCACGGTGCCGCCGGTCAGGGTCGCGGTGGCGTTGCCGCCCGCAATCAGCGCGGTCTCCAGCGCCGAGTCCAGCGTGATGATGGACTGAGGCGAGAAGCCGTCGTACGTCGAGAGCAGGCGGATGGTCATTATTTTTTACCCTTGTTGGCTGGCGCTGGGGCCATTTTGTTCTGTACTTCTTCGGCCATCTTCTCGCCGCCCAGCAGGTCGTCCTGGCTGTCGGTCACACCAGTTTGCGGTGCGGCGTCTTCGTCAATCGACACCAGGCCGGCTTTGCGCAAGTCGGCCAGTTCGCCGGGGCTTACTTCGACTGGATCGCCGGCCCGGTACATTTTCGCTCCGTGCGCAAAGCTGTCGGTTGCTACCACTTTGGTTTCCATGATCTGTCCTTATCCGATAGAAAAAGCCGGGGCGCAAACCCCGGCTGTAACTTAGGCGAATGCGCCTTTTACGCGCGCTTCTGGGCGGTAATCCGCCAGAGCCAGGCGCTCCTCGGCCAGGATGGTCACCCGGTTGTTGACGAAGTCGTCTTCGTTTTCCGTCGAGACCACGATGTCGGCCGTCTCGCGGTCGAAGATCTGCGCCGACTGGCGGAAGTTACCGGCCAAGAAGTTACCGGCGGTCATGGCCAGGGTGGTGACGATGCGGCGGCCCCACAGAGTTGGGGCGATGGTGCCTTGTGGATTGCCGATGATGTACCGGCCCTGAGTGTCCTTGATCAGCTCGATCTTCGCCCAGTCGGTCGGGTGCAGCACGGCAGCGTCGGCCGGCAGCAGGGCCAGCTCACCTTGCAGGAAGGCCAGGCGCAAACGGTCGATGGCGGTCTCGCCGGCCACCACGAACGGCGCCACGTAGGCGGTCGCGGTGGTGTAGATCCCGGCCAGGTTGTTGCCGGTGCCCGAACCCATCAGCAGTTGGACGTCCTCAACGAAGCGCAGGCCGTACAGCAGGCGCTCTTCGATCATCGATTGCATCGCCGGCACGTCGTCCAGGATCTCGGTGGTGGCCTTGATGAAGTGCGCCAGCTTGATGACCACCGCCTGGCGCTGTTCAAACGTCAGGTTGGATTCCGGCTTGCGGGTGCCCTCGGCCACCGGTGCGACGGAGTTGGTGAAGACCAGCTCGCGGAAGTACTGGATCAGGTTCGACGAGGTGCGGCCGGGGGCCAGCAGGTCGCGCACGGTGGCCGGGCGCTGCGGGATCGCGATCACACCGGGCAGACGGTCAGGCGCCACCAACAGGCCGCCCGAGGCGGTTAGGCTGGTGATTGCTTTCACCTGGCCACGGATCGACTGGCCGCGCTGCAGCTTCTCGCCCTTTTCGACGAAAGATTTGAACGCGGCGCCTTCGGTGAACTGCGCGCCGGGGGTCAGGATAAGAGATTTTTCATCCGCGCCACGGCGCACCAGCTTCTGCTCGAAGTCATCCAGGCGGGCCAGCGCTTCGCCTTGCTTGAGCATCAGTTCGTCGGTGACCGACTTCTGTTTGTCGCTCAGGGCCTTGCCTTCTTTGGCCAGGGCGATGGCTTCCTCGGCCTTCTCGCGCACCTTGTCGGACGACGTGTGCACGTCCTCCTTGATGCGTTTCATTTCGGTGATCAGTTCGCTCATATCGTTGGGCATGATAATTCCTTAGTTCGGGGTGAGTTTAAATTCGCGCAGGAAGGCCAGCGCGGTTTGTGCATCATCGCTCTTGGTGTCGCCGGGCTCACCCCGGAGCAACTTCGACAGGCCGCATGTAGCGATGGCTGCGGCCTGTGATTTGGAGAACCCACCTGCATCCCGCAGGAAGTCCTCAAATTCTCGCAAGGTCGGCAGCGTGCCGGCCTCGAGCATGCTCTTGACGTCGGTCATGCGCGCGGCGTCATTCATGGGGTTGGTCACCACGCTGATCTCCACCAGGTCCAGCTCGTGGAGGGTGGTGACACCGGTCTTCTTGTCGTAGCTGTCGCGCTTGATGCGATAGCCGATCGACAGACCGGTGATGGTCTTGGTCTTCATGCCCTTGTGGGCGATGCGCGCATACGGCGCGTCCTCGATCCACAGATCGGAGTCGCCCAGCAGGCCGTGCTTGTCCTCGGTCAGGTTCGACCAGGCGCCGATAGGCTCGTCGGTCTTGTGCTGCCACAGCGTCGGCACCGCGCGGCCCGACTTGTCCCACAGCTCCAGGCTTTTGCCGAAGGCGCCGAACTCGACGACATCGCCGCCCTTGTCTACATTGCCGAAAACCGAGCCGTAACCGGAGAAGCGGCCGGTGTCGGTCAAGCTTTTCAGGTCCAGGTCAATCGATTTGGTCAAGTAATTCATGCGGTGGTGTCCGGTTGGTCTTGCGCGATTGTATCAGGGTTTTGCGTCGTGCTCGTGATTTTTCCGACCATATCCAGCGGGATCATGTTGCTTTGCATGAACAGGTTGTCACCGCCGGGCAGCGGTTCCAGGTTCTCCAGCGAGCGGCAGAAGTTCGGGGTGTACACGGCGGCCTTGATCATCTTGTCGTAGTACGCCGACCGACCGCTGCTGTCCATGCGGAAGAAACCCTCGCGGCTGAATTCGGCGAAGTACTTCAATCGCTCGACTGGCGTCAGAAGATTCTTGGCAATGCTCTGCTCGATGCCCACCAGGTCCGGGTCGATCACGTACTGGAGGAAGCCGAGATTCTGCTGCTCGCGGCCGGTGCCCCAGTTCGACACCGCCGTGCCGTGGCCGATCATCGCCGGCGGCACGCCGTACCAGCGGCACAGATCCTCTACGCTGGCATTGACCTGTTCGATCAGCTGGGCGTCCACCGGGTTGATGGTGAGTTGCTGGTACGTGGCGCCGCCTTCGAGCAAATACTGGCGGCCCATCCGCGCGTCACCGAAAACGCCATCGATGATGGCCGATTGCATGCCCTTGCGCTGATCCGGAGTCAAGATATCCTTGACCGCCACCACCCCGGAGGGCCGCATGTTGCCGTTGAACAGGGTAGACGACGCCGACTCCGCGCTCTGCGCGCGGGCCATGGAGCGGGCGCCGACGCCGATCGGCGACAGGCCGGTCAAACCGTCCTCGGTGAAGCCCTTGATGTGCCAGATATCACGCTCGGTGTATTCTTTTCGGCCGCTCGGGTCGGCGTAGATGAACTGCACGTCGCCGCCGGCCGGGCGCCGAACCGTCATCAAAGCCGGGTTGAGCGGGTCGAGCGACACGATGCGCGCACCGCTGAAGGTCTTCAGGACGTAGGCATTGCCCCAGGTGTCGAGGCGCACCTGGATCGAATTCCAGAAGTCGCGCGCCGTCATGTCCGCGTTGGGCGAGTCGTGCAGGAGGCGATACAGGGGGTGCTCGCGCGCCACGCGGCGGGACTCGCGCCCGTTGACCTCGGTGCGCTCGTAGATGAACAGGGGCAGGGTGGAGATGGCATTCGATTTGAGCTTGACGCAGGCCCACACAGTGGAGAGCTGCAGCGCGCGATCGATGCGCGGGGTGTTGTCGCCGATGTTGTAGCTGCCGTTGACCACATCGCGGTTGCCGGGGTCGCGGTCGATCTGCCGATAGGCGAGCGCGTCGCGAATCGAGAAGTAAATCGCCTTGAGCGAGAAGCCCTTCGGCTTGCCTTTGTCGCTCATGTCACCGCCATGTCCGCAAGATAGTCATCCCATGTCCGTTTTCCATTTTCCACTTCCTGCGGCATGACGCCGATCGCCATGGCCAGGGCCACCATACCGTCGATGCGGCCGCGCGCGGTGCGCTTGTCGAATTTCCGGGCGCTGCTGTCACCGACGACTTGGGCATTTCTTGCACAATTTGAAAGCACGGGGTGGTTACCGTGGCGCAGCTGCCCTTCGAGCAGTCGCACTTCCAATTCGCGCAGGGCCGGCGTCATCGAAGCAGTTCCCTGTCCCATTTCGACAAACGCATCCTGCTGCGCCATCGGCATGTCGGCTTGATCGAGCCACGGCTTCAATTGTTGCATGTGATACCGGTCGAATGCGATCAATTGTACGTCAAAATCAATGAAAATCTTGCGCAAAACGAGGGCAACGTGGCGGTATTGTACCGCTTTTCCGGGGGTTGTCAGCAAAAATCCTTGCTTTTCCCACAGGTCATAGGGCACTTTATCCTTCTCGGACTTCTCTTTTAGCCCATGTTCTGGTAGCCAAAACCATGGATAAACGCTCCCGTCGTCGGCGTCGACCAGCACCAACGCGGTCAAATCGTGCACGCTGGCCAGGTCCAGACCCCCGAAAACACGCGGACGCTTGCGGTGGGTGGGCTCGGCGCCGTTGGCTTCCCATATCGATCGGCTGACGAATGGGGCGTTGGCCTCGGTCCGGGTGTTCAGGTTCAGGTTGCGGAACTCGGGCTCGAAGCTCGGAGTGGCCTTGGCCTTGGCGCACAGCTTACGCATGTCGGTGAGCGATCGGAACACCCCGAGGGCTGGATTGGCCGCGCGCCACCCATCCTCATCGTCCAAGGCCGCCTCCGGCGGCGCCTCGTAGACGTGGCAGACGATATGAGGGTCCGGGTTCTCGCGCTGGGCGTCGATCATCTGCGAAAGCATGTCGACGTCGGTTGGCGCCTGGGTGCTGATGATCAACTGCATGGCGTCCTCGTAGGCGCCCTGCGCTGTTTGGAGGGTGGAGACGAACGGGTCGGACGGTCCGCGCACCTGGCCGAGCTCGTCGAGCACGAGAATCCGGGGGCTCAAACCGTGCTTCGTTTTAGCCTCCGCCGACAGCGCTTTGTACTCGACATTCTCCGACAAACCCAGCAGCTTTTTCCCGGAGGGGAAAATCTTGATCCGCTCGGCCAGCTTCGGCGACATGTTTATCATTTTTACGGCGAGCGCGTGCACGAGCGAAGCTTGCTCTAATGACATCGCGCCGCTGACGATCTGGCTATTGCGCACCGTCTCCGGGCCGGCGATAAACGCCAGCAGAAGACCGGCTATCAGGCTAGTTTTCCCGTTCTTTCGGCCGATACAAAGGATCGCCGTGTGCGTCCCGTGCGGGTTATCGAAAACTTCTAAGATCCAATTACGCTGAAACGGCATCAGCCGGAAAGGCTGCCCGATCAGATCCCCCTCGGGGACAATCAGATACTTTTCCATAAAGGAACATATCTTCTCGCCTCGGGTCAAATTCTTTTTAGGCGGCATATTTCCACCCTTGGCACGTCCCGCCCTGCCGCACCATACGGGAAACTAGGCCCGCGTCTAAATTAAAAGCGTGGCGAAAATCAAACATCAAGCCAGCGAACACCCGGCCATCCTTGTGTACAAACCGGCGCGGGGTCGGATCAATCTTGCCGAGAGGCGAGCCCAAATTCTCCTCCAGGCACCAGCCGCTCGCGGTCTTGGCGCGCTTGGTTCCGATCTTCGAGGCGGCCGCCTGCGAGATGCCCGCGTGGTGCTGGATTTCCAGTGTCGTGCCCTCGAATATTTCGCCGGTGGCGATGCACGCGAATCGGAATCGCGGCGCTTTGCGCTGCTGTGTGGCCAGCATGCGGGCCTTAGTTTCTTCGTCCGGGGCTTTATTGCGCTGGGCCTCGCGCGCGGCGAACCCATGCAAGCGCCGCGACTCGCCGTAACACCGGCTATGCGAAGCCGTCATCAGCACAACCGCCAGCCACAGCTTGCCGCCGTGGATCTTGGCGAGCAGCAGGTGCGCGAAAAAATGATCTTCTGGCGTGAGGCGAATCAGGTTGCCGGGGGCGTCGTCGCCGCCCAGGCTGCGCGGCACGATGTGGTGCTTTTCGGAGTAGCCGAGAATCTCGGCGAGGTGTTCGGTGGCGCGGCGATCGGCGATGAAAGCCGTGTATATTTTCTGGTAGTCCATGGCGGTCCTTGACGAGTGGCGACTGTGGAAGTTGTCGGAAGCTGGTAGTCGGCCAGCTTCTCGGGTGCCCCCTATCCGACACCCAGACTCTACCACGGTCGACGTCTTCATGCCAACAGATCGTCTTCCTGCTCGACTTCCTTGCGAAGATTACGCGCCCCGGCTTCGAGTTTGCGCTTGGCCGTCGGCGCGCGCGGGTCGCCGGTGGCACGGCCGATCATCTGCAGCGAACGGCCGAGGGCCATCTGCCGGCGCGCGAGCGCTTCGTTGATCCCCACCAGCGGATTGGCCACCTTGGTCCCGCGCTCGTTGGTCAGCACCCGGCCGTCGAGGGCCAGCTCGGCGCGCACTTCCTCTTGCTCCACCATGCACTCAGCCAGTTGCGCGGCGATCGTCAGCTGGTGTTCGTTCCATTCCTCGCGTGCGCGTGCGCGCACAATGTCGGCGAAGTACGGCTCGGCGTCCGTCGAAAGTTGCACGTGGGCCGGTGGCCGGAGGTCCGGCGAGGCCGCATTTTTCGCCGCGTTGATCGCTGCGGTCGCGCTGTCGGATCGGGTTTTTCGAGTTGCCATGGTGTAAGTTTCAGGTCAGCAAGTTGTGGGTTAGAGTTTGAAAAGAGGCTCGGCACGGTCCTTACCGAAAGCAACTACTTGCACTTTTGACAACCCCCTCGGGTGTTGCAGAAAAACAACGTTGCTCGGGAGGAATGTTTCTCGGATGACAACTCGCATAGGGTTACGTGTTGCTTTTTAGCAACGTTGCAGGTTCTGGCGTGCGGCCGCGCTGCTGTGCTTCGTCGAGCATTTCCCACGGCACTGCACGTTCAAGGCCATCCGCCACCATGATAGCGCCCCGCAGCGCGTGAGGGATAACAGGTTTGCGCATCCACAGATGTGGGTAGGGCACGCCGGGGCGGGCGCGTCGCGCGATCTCGTTCGTCTCGACGTCGCCGGCCACCTCGACCTGCATCGTATCGGCAAACGCCTTGACGCCCGCCGCGCAGCGCGTCATGTACTCGCCCGGCTCGTCGACCATCGTCATGGATACGCCACGCGGCAGCGCGATGACGATGTAGTCGCCGCCCATCTGCCGCTGCGCCTCGGCGCGCATGTTGTCCACCTGGGGCTGCGTCAGGGCCGTGTCGAAGGTCAGGAGCACGATGCGCATCACTGCACCTCGTGCGCGGTAGCCGAGGCCGGAACTTCGGACGGCGGCAGTTGATCCCATACGTGCGGAATCCTGCGCTGCTCGGGCGTCAGCTGATCGATCGCCACCGCGTACTGACCATTGGTCTCGTCGCGGCCCAGCGGCGCCACGGCCTGCAGGTCGGTCAGCATGTTGCGATACAGCCACACATGCGGCGGAATGCCGGCGGGTTCTTCGTCGGGGGTGTCGACGTGTTGGACTTCGCGGGCGTACGGATCGCGCGCTACGTTGAGCGGCTCGTCGGCCTCTGGTTCAGCCAACGCCGCATCGAGCAGCGCCTGCAGCTCAGCGGCTACTTCGCGGCATTCGTTGGCGTGCACGCGGCGGCCATACGCGCGGCCTTCTTCCTCGCACGCCTGTTCGTCCTCGTTCTGCGCATGGCGATACTGCTCGCGGATGCGGGCTTCGAGGATGCGTTTGGTTGCTGGTTTCATGTTGTGCGGCTCCTTGGGAGGGTCTGCACCGGGATGGTGGCTGCGTCTCACGACGTTGGCATATGGCCTGCGTACGCCAGGCCGAGCGGTCGACCGGGTTCTCCCAGTCCATTGAAGCCCAAGCATACCACCATCACGCGGCGACCACAACTACCCGTGCGGGCGCGCCGGCCACGTTCGTGGTGCCCGCCAGCAGCACCTCCAGGCCCAGCACGGTGACCGCCGCGCGCTGCACGAGGCGCAACGAACAGCCCGTGGTGGTGCTGGTCACCCTCGTCCACACCTGATTGCTGGCCGTGGGCGGCTCGGGCTGGATGCTGGGGGTGGCCGCGAAGGCCGACGTGTAGGTGATCGCCACCAGACCATTGGCGTCGGTCGTGCCTGTGTAGGTGTCGATGCGCTTGGCATCCGCGCCGGCCGTGCCAGTGTTGCCCTTGGCGCCGGCCGGGCCGACATCGCCCTGCGGGCCTTGAGCACCAGTCAAGCCAATCGGACCTTGCGAACCGGTATCGCCCTTTGCGCCTTGGGTTCCCGCAACGCCTGCGGCGCCAGTCGCACCGGTCAAGCCAATCGGGCCTTGCGCACCGACAGCGCCCGCCGCCCCTGTCGCACCGGTCGATCCCTGCGGCCCGGATGGCCCCGCCACGCCGCGATCGCCCTGCGGTCCTTGGCTACCTACCGGCCCGGTTGCTCCGGTCGCTCCTGTAGGCCCTTGAGCGCCGCTGCCTGCCGGCAGATCCTTGCGCAGGCGGGCGACGATCCGCTTGAAAAACATGTTTTCGTCGAGGTTCATGGCGCGTCCAATCCGGCCACCAGGGACCAGGCCGAGTCGCCCATCCACACGTTGTTCGCTGCCCACGTCGAGGTCTGGCGGACAAAG